TCTTTGAAATCTTTCCCTTCTTTGTGCTCCTTCATAATGAGCTGGCAGTAGCGTGCGGCGGTGGTGAGCTGCATCTGATCCAGCGGCCCATAGTCACCCCACTTGTCGCGTTTTTTCCAGCTGTGAACGGTTGCAACTTTCTCGCCCAGCATTTCAGCAATGCGGGCGACGCGGTATCCCTGAAAGTACAGCAGCATGGCCTGCCGACGGGGATCGAGATCTGCGGGTGTCAGTGTGGTGTTCATGGCACAAACCTACAGCCTTGAATGAAGGCTTTCCCCGCCTGCGGTTTGTGTGGTTGTCGGTACAAATACCGCGCATTGTTTCACTGCCCCCATCACCGCAACCATAAGGCTCCAGTAAGTTTTTTCTAACGGAGCACGGCTCATGACAGTGAAAGCAAAGCGTTTTCGCATCGGGGTGGAAGGTGCCACCACCGACGGACGCGAAATCCAGCGTGAATGGCTGGAACAGATGGCAGCCAGCTACAACCCGGCGGTGTATACCGCGCTGATTAACCTTGAGCACATCAAGTCTTATCTGCCGGACAGCACCTTTAACCGCTACGGCAAGGTGACTGCGCTGTTTGCTGAAGAAATCACGGAAGGTCCGCTGGCAGGCAAGATGGCGCTGTATGCCGACGTTGAGCCAACGGAGTCCCTGGTGGAACTGGTGAAAAAAGGCCAGAAATTATTCACCTCTATGGAAGTCAGCCCGAAGTTTGCTGATACGGGCAAAGCCTACCTGGTCGGCCTGGCTGCCACTGATGACCCTGCCAGTCTGGGCACTGAAATGCTGACATTCAGCGCCAGTGCGGCCCATAACCCGCTGGCAAACCGGAAGCAGAATCCTGCCAATCTCTTTACCGCTGCAGAGGAAACGGTGATCGAACTGGAAGAAATCCAGGATGACAAACCGTCCCTGTTTGCCCGTGTCACGGCGCTGTTCACCAAAAAAGAGCAGTCCGATGACGCCCGGTTCTCTGATGTGCATAAGGCCGTGGAACTGGTCGCCACTGAGCAGCAGAACCTGAGTGCGCGCACCGAAAAATCCCTGTCTGAGCAGGAAGAACGCCTGTCTGAGCTGGAGACTGCCCTGCAGGCACAGCAGACCGCCTTTAACGAACTGGTGGACAAGCTGAGCCATGAAGACAGCCGCCAGGACTACCGCCAGCGTGCAACAGGCGGTAACGCCCCCGCTGACACTCTGACCAATTGCTGATGGAGCACAAAACCTGATGAAGAAGAATACCCGCTTTGCTTTTAACGCTTACCTGCAGCAGCTGGCGCGTCTGAACGGTGTGGCAGTTGAAGAACTGTCCAGCAAGTTCACCGTGGAGCCGTCTGTACAGCAGACGCTGGAAGACCAGATCCAGCAGTCCGCCGCTTTCCTGACGCTGATTAACGTCACGCCAGTGACTGAGCAGTCCGGTCAGCTGCTGGGGCTGGGTGTTGGCAGCACCATTGCCGGAACCACTGACACCACCGCGAAAGAGCGTGAACCTGTCGATCCGACGCTGATGGTCGATGTGGAATATAAATGCGAGCAGACCAACTTTGACACGGTGCTGACCTACGCGAAGCTGGACCTGTGGGCGAAGTTTCAGGATTTCCAGGTGCGTATCCGTGACGCCATCGTGAAACGTCAGGCACTGGACCGCATCATGATCGGCTTTAACGGCGTGAAGCGTGCGAAAACCTCCAACCGTAGTGAAAACCCGCTACTGCAGGATGTGAACAAAGGCTGGCTGCAGAAAATCCGTGAGGATGCACCGGATCACGTCATGGGCAGCACCACCACGGGCGGTGAAACCACACCGGGTGCGGTGAAAGTCGGTAAAGGTGGCGAATATGCCAACCTGGACGCAGTGGTGATGGATGCCGTCAATGAGCTTATCGACGTGGTCTACCAGGACGATGACGATCTGGTGGTGATTTGCGGTCGTGAACTGCTGTCTGACAAGTATTTCCCGCTGGTCAACAAAGAGCAGGAAAACAGTGAAAAACTGGCTGCCGATATGATCATCAGCCAGAAACGCATGGGTGGCCTGCAGGCCGTGCGTGCGCCGTTCTTCCCGCCGAATGCGCTGCTGATCACCCGTCTGGATAACCTGTCCATCTACTGGCAGGAAGACACCCGCCGCCGTTCAGTTATCGACAACCCGAAACGTGACCGGATTGAAAACTTTGAATCCGTTAACGAAGCCTATGTGGTTGAGGACTACCGCTGCGCCGCACTGGTGGAAAACATCCAGATTGGCGATTTCAGCGCCGCTGCAGCAGAAGCCGGAGCGTAACCCATGAGCCTGAGTCCCGCACGGCAGCATCGCCTGCGCGTTCAGGCTGAACAGGCCGCCCGTGAGGGCGGCAGCGTTCGCCACGCGTCGGGCTATGACCTGATGCTGCTGCAACTGGCGGAAGACCGCCGCCGTCTCAAGGGCGTTCAGTCCACGGTCAAAAAAGCGGAGATTAAGGTGGAACTGCTGCCGAAGTACGCCGCCTGGGCAGAGGGTGTCCTGACTGCCGGAGGCGCACAGCAGGATGACGTGCTGATGTACGTGATGCTGTGGCGCATTGATGCCGGAGATTATGCCGGGGCGCTGGAGATCGGGCGTCACGCCCTGCGTCATGGCTGGGTGATGCCGTTAGGTAACCGCAACGTGCAGACCGTGCTGGCAGAGGAAATGGCAGATGCAGCCCAGAGCGCAATGCTTGCCGCCACCGGCTTTGATGCCGATCTGTTGCTGCAGACCCTGGAGCTGACAGACGGTATGGATATGCCGGACCAGTCACGGGCGCGTCTGCATAAAGCGATTGGCGCTGTCCTGAGTGAAAGCAACCCGGCTTCCGCCCTTAATCATCTCAACCATGCGTTACAGCTCGATCCCCGCTGTGGCGTGAAAAAAGACAAACAGCAGCTGGAGCGCAGACTGCGCAATGACAGCCGCTGACAGAACGTGCCCCCGCGCACGGGCGGCACGGGGTGGCGAAAGGCACTGCCACATCAAAACCCCGTCCACCGCCCTCTATTTCAGGAGAAAGCAGCATGAAGTTTGTTGCGCCAGAACAGGCACCGGAACAGGCGGAAATCATCAGAAATACGCCGTTCTGGCCTGATGTGGACCTGTCGGAGTTTCGCAGTGTCATGCGCACTGACGGCACGGTGACGCAGCCGCGTTTAAAGCAGGTTGCGCTGTCGGCAATTTCGGAGGTCAACGCAGAGCTGTATGAGTTTCGCAGACGTCAGCAGATGCTGGGGTATGCGTCGCTGGCTGAGGTTCCGGCGGAACAGCTGGACGGCAAAAGTGAGCGCATTCAGCACTATTTCAACGCAGTTTACTGCTGGGCACGCGCCATGCTCAACGAACGATACCAGGACTATGACGCCACGGCATCCGGTGTGAAGCGAGGCGAGGAACTGGCGGAATCCAGCGGTGATTTGTGGCGTGACGCCCGCTGGGCCATCAGCCGGGTGCAGGATGCGCCGCACTGCACAGTGGAGCTTATCTGATGAAAGTGCGTGCGCATCAGTATGACACGGTGGACGCGCTTTGCTGGCGTCATTACGGGCGCACGCAGGGGGTCACGGAGCAGGTACTGAAGGCAAATCCGGGGCTTGCCGAATATGGCCCCTTTTTACCTCACGGGCTGCCGGTGGAGCTGCCGGACATTCCGCCCACCACCACCGTGCAGACCGTCCAGCTATGGGACTGAATTATGACGCTTGAGCGAATCAGCGCCTTTATCACGTACTGCATCGCCGTTGTGCTGGCCTGGCTGGGCGATTTGTCCATCAAGGATGCCTCAACGCTGGGCGGCCTGATGATTGGTGTGCTGATGCTGGCTATCAACTGGTACTACAAACACAAAGCCTACCAGCTTCTGCGCGACGGGCAGATCTCGCGGGAGGACTATGAATCCATCAATCGTTAAACGCTGCCTTGTCGGGGCCGTGCTGGCTATTGCTGCCACGCTGCCGGGTTTTCAGCAGCTTCACACCTCCGTGGAGGGACTGAAACTGATTGCCGATTACGAAGGCTGTCGTCTGCAGCCGTATCAGTGCAGCGCGGGTGTCTGGACCGACGGCATTGGTAATACATCTGGCGTCATTCCAGGCAAAACCATTACGGAACGACAGGCAGCGGAAGGGCTGATCTCCAACGTGCTGCGTGTGGAGCGGGCGCTGGAAAGGTGTGTGAAGCAACAGCCGCCGCAGAAGGTGTATGACGCTGCGGTGTCGTTTGCCTTCAACGTGGGTACGGGCAATGCCTGCAGTTCCACGCTGGTGAAATTACTCAATCAGCGGCGCTGGGCGGATGCGTGCCGACAGTTGCCGCGCTGGGTTTATGTAAAAGGTGTGTTTAATCAGGGGCTGGATAACCGCCGTGCGCGGGAGATGGCCTGGTGTTTACAGGGAGCAAACTGAAATGAAAAAGAAATTAATCAGCGGGCTGTTTCTGATGTTATGGATGGCGCTGTTAATCGCCGCAATGGTGTATCCGCAGGGGATTTTTCCGGTACTGGCAGCGTCCGGCGTTTGGGTAGCCTGTTTGCTGACATGGGCGGTAATTCCGGTAGCACTGGCTGCGTTAATTAAGAATGGCCCGCTCTGGCAGGAGTTGAGGGCATCTTTGCTGAAGACAATTACCCGAAAAGAAAACGTATTTATCAGCTGGATGATGCGATTGCTGATTGTCGTCAGTCTCGCCTGGACGGGGTGGGCTATTACCCTGGTCTTTTATCTACTGACCGTTATTGCCTTCTGGATCACCCGTAATCAGATGGCGCAACAGGTAGCAGCATGAACCGGTTGCTGCTGGTTGTGCTGGCGTTATTACTGGCGGCGCTGGGCTGGCAGACGTGGCGGCTGGCTGATGCCAGCCAGACCATCAGCACGCAGGCAGACGAGCTTCGGAGCAAAAGCCAGGCACTGGCAAAGAGCAACAGCCAGCTTATCAGCCTGTCCATTCTGACAGAAACCAACAACCGGGAGCAGGCGCTACTCTATGCCGACGCAGAACAGACCAGCGCACTACTGAGACAACGACAACACCGGATTGAGGAACTGAAACGTGAGAACGAGGATTTACGCCGCTGGGCTGATACTCCTTTGCCTGCTGACATTATCCGGCTGCGGGAACGCCCCACACTCACCGGAGGTGCAGCTTACCGTCAGTGGTTGTCCGCGAGTGACGCCGTGTCGGCTGGGGCAGGCAGCGCCGCGCACTAACGGTGACCTGAACGCGTTGCTGGATGAAACGGAGGCCGCCTGGGCGGTCTGTGCAGACAAAGTGGACATGATTATTGCGTGTCAGGAGCGAAACAGTGAACAAACCACAATCCCTTCGCCACGCCCTCAATAAAGCGGTGCCTTATGTCCGCAATAACCCGGACAAACTGCATCTGTTTGTGGATAACGGTTCGCTGGTTGCCACGGGGGCCAGCTCCATGTCATGGGAGTACCGCTATACCCTGAACGTGGTGATAGAGGATTTCAGCGGCGACCAGAATCTGCTGATGGCCCCGGTTTTACTGTGGCTTCGGGATAACCAGCCCGATGCCATCAATAACCCGGCGTTACGGGAAAAGCTATTCACCTTTGATGTGGATATTTTGCGCAACGATGTCTGTGATATCAGCCTTAACCTGCAACTGACGGAACGTGTGCTGGTCAGCACTGACGGCAGTGTGTCGAGCGTTGAAGCTGTAGCAGAACCCGATGAACCTGAAGAAATGTGGACGGTGAAACGTGGCTGAACTGCAGAAGGTGGACGACTGGCTGAGTGCCTTGCTGGCGAATCTGGAACCAGACACGAGAAGCCGCATGATGCGCCAGCTGGCGCAGGAACTGCGCCGGACACAGCAGCAGAATATCAGGATGCAGCGCAATCCAGATGGCAGCAGTTATGAACCGCGCAGGGTAACAGCACGCAGCAAGAAGGGGCGCATCAAACGTCAGATGTTTGCAAAGCTGCGCACCACAAAATACCTGAAAACTGCCGCCAGCGCCGACTCTGCCAGCGTACAGTTTGAAGGCAAGGTGCAGCGTATTGCCCGTGTTCACCATTACGGCCTGCGTGATCGCGTCAGTCGCAAAGGACCGGAGGTCCGTTACGCAGAGCGCCGCCTGCTGGGTGTAAATGATGATGTTGAGGCAATGACCCGCGACATGATTCTGCAATGGCTGGCGGGGTGATCTTTGTATCAGCACTGATACAAGTTGCAGCACTGCCGCCTTTCTTCCCCTGATGGCAACCTTTCCCTATGAACGCACAATTAACCGAAATCATGCGCCTTATCACCAACCTGATCCGCACAGGGGTAGTCACCGAAGTGGACAGGGAAAACTGGCTTTGCCGGGTGAAAACGGGCGAGCTTGAAACCAACTGGATCAGCTGGCTGACGCTGCGTGCCGGGAATGCCCGCACATGGTGGCGACCATCGGAAGGTGAGCAGGTGGTGCTGCTGAGTCTGGGCGGCAATCTGGAAACCGCCTTTGCGTTACCCGCCATCTATTCGAATCAGTTCGCGCCACCGTCGACGTCGGCGGACGCCTGCGTGACAGAACATCCTGACGGTGGCTGGTTTGAATACGAACCCGCCACCGGGCGCTGGTATGTCAGGGGCATCAAATCAATGGTCATTGAGGCCGCTGACAACATCACCATGAAAACCAGTGAGTTTGTACTGGAGGCTGACCGCACGCGCATTAACAGCGAAGTGGTGATCAATGGTGGCGTTACCCAGGGAGGCGGAGCGATGAGTTCTAACGGGATCGTGGTTGATGCGCATCAGCATACTGGCGTCCTGAAAGGCGGCGATACAACCGGAGGCCCGGTATGACGCTTTATAGCGGGATGAACAATACCAGCGGCAAAGTCATTACTGATATTGACCATCTGCGCCAGTCGGTGCGGGACATTCTGCTGACGCCGCAGGGTAGCCGCATTGCTCGTCGTGAATATGGTTCCCTGCTGTCGTCGCTAATAGACCAGCCACAAAATCCGGCATTACGCCTGCAGGTCATGTCGGCAGTGTATGTGGCGCTGAGTCGCTGGGAGCCACGGATGACGCTGGATTCCATCACCATCAACAGCAATTTTGACGGTTCAATGGTGGTGGCGCTGAGCGGGCGGCGTAATAACGGTGTGCCCGTTTCCCTTTCCGTATCAACAGGAGCAGAGAATGGCAGTGATTGACCTTTCGCAGTTGCCTGCGCCGCAGATTGTGGATGTGCCGGACTTTGAGACGCTGCTTGCCGAACGCAAGGCCGAATTTGTGGCGCTTCATCCGAAAGATGAGCAGGAAGCAGTGATCCGTACGCTGGAACTGGAATCTGAACCCGTCACCAAATTGCTGCAGGAGAACGCTTACCGTGAGTTGCTTCTGCGCCAGCGCATTAACGAAGCCGCGCAGGCTGTGATGGTGGCTTACGCGATGGGCAGCGATCTTGACCAGCTCGCTGCCAACTACAACGTGAAACGCCTGACGGTGACGCCTGCTGATAATGACGCTGTGCCGCCCGTTGCAGCTGTGATGGAAAGCGATGAAGCGTTACGCCTGCGTGTGCCTGCAGCCTTTGAAGGGCTTTCAGTTGCGGGGCCAACTGCAGCTTATGAATTTCATGCCCGAAGCGCCGACGGTCGGGTGGCGGATGTCAGTGCAACCAGCCCGGCACCTGCAGAGGTGGTGCTGACTGTCCTTAGCCGCGAAGGCGATGGAACCGCAGAAAAAGACCTGCTGGACGTGGTGGAAAAAGCTCTGAACAGTGAGAACGTCCGCCCGGTGGCTGACCGTCTTACGGTTCGCAGCGCAGAAATCATCCCGTATCGCGTGGAAGCCACCATTTTTCTCTATCCTGGACCGGAAGCAGAGCCGGTAATGGCAGCGGCAAAAGCCAGCCTGCAGAAGTACATCGCCAGTCAGACGCGTCTTGGTCGGGATATTCGCCGTAGCGCCATCTTTGCCTCCCTGCATGTTGAGGGTGTGCAGCGTGTGGAGCTGGCTTCTCCTCTGGCGGATGTGGTCCTGAACAAAACACAGGCGGCATCATGTACGCAGTGGAGCGTAACCAACGGAGGAACGGATGAATAGTCTGCTGCCACCGGGTTCAACACCACTGGAGCGCCGACTGGCGCAAACCTGCAGCGGGATTTCTGATCTGCAGGTGCCGCTTCGTGACTTGTGGAATCCGGCAACCTGTCCGGTCAGTTTCCTGCCTTATCTCGCCTGGGCGTTCTCTGTGGATCGCTGGGACGAGGGCTGGACAGAAAGCGTCAAGCGCCAGGTGGTGAAGGATGCTTTTTATATTCATCAGCATAAAGGGACCACCAGTGCCGTGCGGCGGGTGGTGGAGCCGTTCGGCTTTCTGATCCGCATTATTGAGTGGTGGCAGACCGGAGAGGCACCGGGCACGTTTCGCCTGGATATCGGCGTGCAGGACCAGGGCATCACTGAAGATACCTATCTGGAACTTGAGCGACTGATAAGCGATGCCAAACCATGTAGCCGCCACATGATCGGCATGTCCATCAATCTGCAGACCAGCGGCCCGCATTGGGTGGGAGCCGCCAGCTATCTTGGCGAAGAAATCACGATCTATCCGTATATCAACGAAACGATTATTTCCGGTGGCACCGCGCATGAAGGCGGGGCGGTCCATGTTATTGACACAATGAGAGTGAATCCATGAGCACAAAATTTTATACCCTGCTGACGGATATTGGCGCGGCGAAACTTGCCAGCGCCGCCGCGCTCGGTGTGCCGCTAAAAATTACCCATATGGCGGTGGGCGATGGCGGCGGAGTATTGCCAACGCCGGACGCAAAGCAGACGGCACTGGTAAATGAGAAACGCCGGGCTGCGCTGAATATGCTTTATATCGACCCGCAGAACAGCAGCCAGATTATTGCTGAACAGGTGATCCCTGAAAACGAGGGCGGTTGGTGGATACGTGAAGTGGGCCTGTTTGATGAGTCCGGGGCATTGATTGCCGTGGGCAACTGCCCGGAAAGCTATAAGCCGCAACTGGCTGAAGGCAGCGGGCGCACCCAGACCGTGCGCATGGTGCTGATTACCAGCAGTACGGACAAAATCACCCTGAAAATCGACCCTGCTGTAGTGCTGGCAACCCGTAAATATGTGGATGATGAAGTCCTGGAATTAAAGCTGTATGTGGATGACCAGATGAGAAACCACATTGCCGCACAAGATCCTCATACCCAGTATGCGCAGAAACATAATCCGACATTTACCGGAGAACCAAAAGCGCCGACGCCTGCAGCAGGAAATAACACCACGCGGATTGCGACCACTGAGTTTGTTCAGGCCGCTATTACTGCTCTGATTAACGGTGCGCCAGCCACGCTGGACACACTGAAAGAAATTGCCGCAGCCATTAACAATGACCCGAAATTCAGTACCACCATTAACAATACGCTGGCACTAAAAGCACCGCTGTCGAGTCCGGCACTCACCGGAACGCCAACAGCACCTACTGCGGCACAGTCGGTCAACAATACACAGATTGCCACTACAGCTTTTGTGAAATCAGCGATTGCAGCAATGGTGGGTTCTGCACCTGCGGCACTGGATACACTGAACGAACTGGCGGCGGCACTGGGGAATGATCCGAACTTTGCCACGACAATGCTTAATGCGCTGGCAGGTAAACAACCGCTGGACAATACGCTTACCAATTTGAGTGGAAAGGATGTAGCTGGTCTTCTCGCATACCTTGGTTTGGGAGAAGCGGCAAAACGGAATGTGGGCAACGGGGAAAACCAAATCCCTGATATGTCTTTCTGGACGGTTACTGGTGGCAATGGAAATTTTGTGATTCGTCAACCTGACGGGCTAATCACTCAGATGGTTACTGTAAGTATAAGCGGTCCAGTGGCGATGAATGGAATGACTGATAATGCTTATGCCATTACAGGTTCTAATAAGTCTTATATTGCCACAGCCACATTGCCCTTTGTATTTCCTAATAAGGTGCTGGGCGTTATCCCTCTGGTATCAACAACAGCCTATGGTGGTGTATCCAGTAATATTACAGGTTCATACGCGACGGCGGTTTGTTCTTTTGCCGCTGTCCGGGGGAATAATACGATTGTATTCAAAGTCGACAAACCACTGAATGCAGCCTTTCCTTCAGATACCAGCGTCTCAGCGTTAATCATTGGACGGTAATAATGAACTCAGTATTCTTTTCACCCGGAAGTAAAAGTTTTTATCTACAAGAATTGTTTCCAGAATATGAGGATGCGGGAACGCTTCCAGATGATGTTATTGAAATTACCCGAGAAACATATGAGCAATTTCTTGGGCTGCATCCAGAAGGGAAAGAAATTGGCGCTGACAGTTCAGGACGGCCAATATGGATTAATTCCCCACCGCCTTCAAAAGAGGATGAGGTGTTGATGGCTGAAATGAAAAAAATATCTTTGGTTTCAGAAGCCAATACTTACATCAATACCCATCAGTGGCCTGGCAAAGCTGCTATTGGTCGTCTGAAAGGTAACGAGCTGGAGCAATATAATTTATGGCTGGATTATCTGGACGCACTGGAACTGGTTGATCCCTCCAGTGCTCCAGATATTGAATGGCCTACGCCTCCGGCAGTTCAGGCCAGATGACGTCCGGCGCTGTGCTGGTATCTGTTGCCGTCACCGCGTCAATGTAATCCAGCACGGCGTTAAGTCGGGTTGTTTCTGCCTGCGTCAGTTTCCGTCCGGCCTGTAATTTCAGCTGAATCAGACTAATGGAAGCCATTGCTGCATCAATCAGTGACTGGCGCTGTGCTTCTGCTGCGTCTACTGCGGCACTATGCTGTGCCTCAGTATCCGTCACCCATTTCTCACCATCCCATTTATCATATGGCGTTAACGGGGCGATAGTGGTTGTATTTTCAGGGTAATCACCCGGAGCTGTGATTTCTTTCGATTCTCCTGTTTCAGTGCTATAGATGATTTCACCGCGATGGTCTGGCACATATTCCCATGAGTTAAAATCTGCAGAACGGCAGATTGCATAACCAGCTTTATGTGTAACTGGTGCATCTAAACAAGAACATGCCGGGATACCGACGCCAACCGCAAGATATTCAGTTGATGTGGAAATATATTCCCGCGTTTCACCATCATAATTATAAATGGTAATGTCTCCCGCTTTTATGGCAATGAGTTCGTTATTTAATACGGCTTTATTCATCAGGCAGCCCTCACGATATAATTAAAGGCAATGTTACGAGGTCGGTTTTCGTTTGCAGTTGGAACAACTCTGGAAGCATCGAATGTTACTCGCTTTGCATAACCACCTTTAATTGAATCAGATGAAGCATCTCCGATGACGCTGGTTGTAAAAACGCCAGAATCAGAAGGGTAGGTATTAAACCTGACATCCACTAATGCACCAATTATATTTCGAATGGCATCTCCCTGTGACGAAAGCAAGCTACGGTTAGTATCTATTCCTCTTCCGTCATCCCAGCCACGAATGAACTCACCACGTAAATCAGGCAATTTATTTGTCGGGTAAGCCTTTGCCAGTTCCGGGTATTCTTCAGCAGAAAAAGCCGCACCGTTGCATTTCAGCCAGCCTGTTGGCGGAGTGGCGGAAGGCCACGGAACAGGCACGCCAACGGGTAATGCTGAACCTTCTCCCAAACCAACGTTTAAGAAAATGCAGCGATTACGACTAACTGGCATCATCCCCGGTTTTTATTCAGGGGATTGATCATGCTTATTGGCTATGTACGCGTGTCAACAAATGACCAGAACACCGATTTGCAACGTAATGCACTGAACTGCGCGGGATGTGAGCGGATTTTTGAGGACAAAATCAGTGGCACTAAGT